TCTTTTGTATTTCTTTTTCTTTCATATCACGAGGAACATTTTGTCGCATAATCATAACAATGCCCTCTACAGCGGCTAAGAATTCTTGCTCATCCGGTACAAGTGTCCGTAGTTTCCTTCCAAATTCATTATTAATACCATCAATCTTAGACTCAGGGTCATTACCTTCCTTGGCATCAATTGCCCTACCTGCCATACCTTTAAATATGGTTTTTCTCATAGGGTCATCTGGATGACTGCCAGAAACAAGCCCTCCTAGTATTATGTGTCTAAACGTATCTTCACTAGAATCATCATCTGTAAATTTATATTTATTTCTAAATTGTTCAGAAATATCATAAGCTTTTTCTAAATCTCCTCCAACACCTGATACAGCAATCCTAAATTTATCTATTCCTGATACAGGGTCGTTAGGTCTGTTATAAACAGGATGAGAGAACATGCCCATACTCTTATCTACAGGAACTTCTGTAGGTGTATAGTCATCTGTAGACCTTGGTTTTATTTCTGGTGGTCTTATATTTGGGTTGGGTACCAATGGTGTCATTCCGTCTTGTGCCATGATTGAGCCTCCTTTTGCTCTTCCTCCGGGTAGTTTATTTTTAATGCCTGTAGATAAATCAAAGACAGGTCCTTTTCTAGGTCGGGCAGTTAATTCTTCTTTTCGTTGTGCTTCCATTATTGCAGCTTTTTTTTCAGCATCTAGCCTTTTTAAGGTGGCAGGATTCATAGCTGCCCTTTTCATCGCCTCGGTTTGCGGTCTGCCAGATTCAAATGTTCCTTCCGAACCTCTATATATTCCTAAATCTTCATACTTGGCTTTTGCTTTGGGAGAGTCTCTCCAACCAAACTTGGTTTTTCCTGTTACATCAAATATTGACTCGTTAAGTTTGTATTCTTGAGGTCCTATTTCTTTTGGAGTTCCTTTTTTGGTAGGCATAACTTCATAGTCGTCTGGTTTTACCAATGCTGAAAAGGAACTTGGATATTTTTTGTAAGTAGGAGTGTCTGCAACATCAAACTTACCTACAGGCTCTACAATATCTACATTATGCATAGCAATTTCATTATGCGTATAATCTTGCCCAAGTTTTTGTATAACAAGGTCGGGCATTTCTTTTTGTTCTGCTTCTCCTCTTACTTTTCTTTGGTGCTCAGGAATGTACCTGTCTTTATACTCAATCTCAGGCCCTCGTTTTACTTGTCCAGAATCAAATAATTCTTTAATATATGATAAGCTGTCATCCCCTTCTAAAACACGACTGTTCATGTTAATAGTATTAAGTTTATTTTTTGGTATTCTAAATAAATGTACTTTAGGTGGCTTAATAGTTTCTTGAATTATTCTAGTAGGGTACTTTGCATAAACTTGTGCAAGTAATTCTAGCCTTTCTTTCGCAGGAAGAAGTAGTTGTCCATTAGGCGCCCTTTCATAAATTTTCTTATATATAGGGTCAGAATAACCTTTCCAATTTTCTGTAGCTTTATGGTAAGTTCCTCCTCCAAAACTCCTGCCATACCTTTGTGCTCCTTCAAGAGATTGTAGGGCTTCTGTAGGTTTATTAGGATTAAAAACTAAACCATATATTCCTGTTCCTAATGGTCTGTATTCTCCGGGTTCACCTGTTCCAACTTTACTTAAATCTAGCCCTCCTTCAAAGTCATCTCCACCATGAACCACGTAAAGATACTTGTCTTTATCTTTTTCTTTTTTTAATGTTTCTAAAAAAACTTCGCTGTTAACTTTAGGTTTAAGACTAATATTACCACCGCTCATACCTACAGCATTAGGGTCAACTTCTATTCTTTTAGCTAACGATGTAAGGTCTTGCGCACCCTTTTTTATTAGCTTTGCCGCTGCATCACCTAAGCCTGGAATTAATCCAAGTAATGCTGCCCCACCTAGTGCACCTACTAAATAGTAATTAGGGTCTTCCTTACGTAACTCGTCGTATATTTCTTTAACCGCAATAACATCCCCAACAATAGGGGTCATATCTGCTATAAATTTTGCGGCATCTTTAAATGTTATATCAGGAGGAGCTACAGCTAAACCTTTATCCAGCTCTCTGATATAATGGTCTGCATATTCTTTGTAGAAATCAGGTAACGGATTGTTATCCGCTTTCATTAATCCTGCGTTAGCCATCTTTTGCCCCTGCTATGACTTCATCACGTAAAGTTTGTAATCTTCTAAGTTCTTTTATTGCTCCCTGTGCTTGACGAACGTCATTCATATCAGGCAGTTGTTCCATTTGTTTATGAAGAATATTTATTCTAGACTCCATATATAGTTCTAATAAATCTGTGTTACTCTTTACATTTACAAGTTTAAGTAACTTTTTAGCTACTTCTTTTCTCATTGTCCTCCTTTAAGCATTGCCATTAATGCTTGTGCTTCATCACCACTAGGCTGTTCTGCAGGGTTCTTAGCAGCACTAAATCCCTGTTCGCCCGGTTGAGGAGCCATGCCTACACCTATATTACCTCCCCCTCCGCCGGATGGGTCCATTGGACTTGGAGGTCCGCCTGCTTGTGGAGGTTGTTGAGCACCTCCTGCGGCTTTTATTATTTCAGCTTGTATCAGAGCTTCTCGTTCATCATTGATAAACTTCTCTGCATCTAAGTCCATAGCCTGTGCTAACTCTCTTAATACAACAGGCAACTTTACAAAAGCTGCTAGGTTTGGATTACCACTAATTTGTAGTAACTGCATCAGTCGTTGAGAGCGTACTTCATTCTTCATCAGGGACTCTGTGCCACGAGCTTTTACTTCTAAGTCTCCTTTAGCTGCAGGGTCAAAATCAAACTGCATGTTAAAAGCGTAGAATGCTTCGCCTAATGGTTGTAATAGATAATCGTCAATATTCTTTACAACACTTTTTATACTTAATTGGGCTGCCCCCATAAGCATAGAGATACCTGCCGCAGTTCTGCCTGTACCTTGTACCCCTGTCTGACCATGCGAGTATGAGGGAATCCCTGTAGCATCATCTGCTATCTGCCGTGCCTTATCAAACATCATCATGTTCTCTGAGCTCACGTTAGGATATTTCGTACCAAACAATGCTTGTCCTGGAGCACCTCCTTGTCTTCTAAATACCTTGCCGGGATAGACAGACAAGTCCTGACCGGGTACTAGGTTGGTTTCATCAATCTCAAAAACTAAGTTACCCGATAACACAGCATTGTCCACTGCCATCCTCATAAAGCCATTCATAAGACTTTGTGTATCAGACATGTTCTCTGCCAAACCTACCCCGAAGAAACTATAAGGATTCAACTCGTAAGGAGCTGCAAAGTATGGTATCCTCTTCGGTGTAAAAGGATTTATGACTAAGCGTATAATCTTGTTATGACAAACCCAACAATTAACCTGTAGGGTATCCATATCTTTTAATTCTTGTGGTACATCTAATCCTGCCTGCTCTGCAAGCGCATTATCTATGTTGCCCCAAAATTCTAGTACTTCGTATCTGTCTATATCGTAGGAGTTTCTGTAATCTTCTAAATCTGTTTCCCACCATTTACGTGTGTAGTTTGTACCAGACTCAATACAAGCTTCTATTTCTTCTTCTCTAAAGTATGGGCGCTTCTTCAAGGCTCTTAAATCTGACGCACTCATTCTATGTCGTTGTATAACGTATTCGCATTCATCCATATTCTTACCATCAGAATCAGGATAAAAGTTCCATATAGATACATTCTCTACACGGGGTACAGTCTTTATGAGTGGGTCGTAGTCTCCTTCATCGTTCCAATTCGCATATTCTTTTTCTAATGCAAACGGACCCTTAATAACTCCTGTTCCAAATAACGCCATCTCAAAGGCTGTTCCTCGTAAATGTCGTGAGGCACTCGACTCCTCAAGCTGGTCAAGTATCTTCTTTTCCATTCGTTTTGCTGCTTCTCTAGCAGGGTGAAAAGTTTGAGCTGTCGGCGTTTTACCATATCCCTCCTTTAACATAGACTCTACAGGTTGTAATTTTTCTTGAAGTGCTCCTAGTTCTAAGCTATCTTGTGTTGCGCCGGGGGGCAACTCTTTACCGTCTCCCGGAAAACCATACACGTTAGAGGATTTCTTTAACATTTGCTCAGGAGCTTTAGGGTCAAAGTTTACAGCTTCTTCTGCTCCTTCTGGTATTCTAGTAGATTCTACGCCAAGAGGAAAGCGCTGTCCGGCAAATAAAACATCAGTCATCTGCCCATAAGCAGCTAACACTTTAGTTTTAGTTACTTTAATAAATACTTGAGATTTTTCTGTGTCTGTGAATTGTGTTTCTGGACCGTACAATCCTCTGTACTGTCTGTAGGCATTTAGCCATCGTTCTTCTTCGTCACGTCTGCTGTCTTCTACATCTACGAATTTCTTCATAACATAGTCAGCTAGTGCTTCTGAACCATTCTTAGGTTCAAACATAAGTTCTTCTAAGGGTATTTCTTCTGCCATATTAGTATCCAAACCTTGAGTCTGCAGGTTGCCACTGTGGTTCTAGCATTTGAGATGGGTAATCAAATATAGACCTACTTACTGGTCTAGACATTATACCATATCTTAAAGCATCATACAAGTGGTCTTCTGCTTTTGTGTCTACATCCTCTGGATTACTTTTATCCAAAGGGATTGTAGGTAATTGAG